CCAGCCTATTTAACTGTCCCAGCAGACGATATACCGATTAATAGGCTTAACTTGTATATAGGAGAATCCTCATGGGTTTCGCTACACACTTAGGTCCTTGGTTACTCGGCACCGTTAAAAACACTACTGGCACTACTGCTGGCACAATCCGCAACATGGGCGCAACTGTTGTTGCTCAAGAAGTCAATGTTGTTTATGGCACCTTAACTGGTACAGCATTCGTGCTTCCAGCTGGCGCTTTAGTAACAGGCGTTACAGTCGTTACTACAACCGTATTTAGTGCTGCAACAACTGCAAAACTAAGTATTGGCGGCACAGATTTCACCACTAATGGAACTATTACTAGCGTAGGCAGCACAACTTTAGGTGCTAATGCAACTACTCCTGGTGGCTGGTTAAACGTAGGCTCTACTGATGCGATTGTTTCTTACACACTAGCTGGTACTTCTTTGTCCACTGGTGCTGCAACAATTGTTATTACCTATGTTGTGTTGGCATCTGATGGTACTAACAACCCAGCTTCAGCTTAATTAATCTAACGGGGTTAGGGTTTTCCCTACCCCACTTAAATCTTTAGGAGATTAATTATGACGATGCAATATGACGTAAAACAGGCGCATATAAACGCTAGTGGCATTTTGGTGCCCTACGGAACACGTATTAAATCAATTTCATTTACTGGAACTGCTTCTGCTGGCTATATAACTATATTTGATACAACAACAGCCCCCGTAACTACCGCCACTTATGGTCGTTCTGGAACTACTGTTACTATATCAAGTACTGCTCATGGTTTAAATACAGGTGATATTATTGGTGTTGATTTTGCTGCTGGTACAGGCGGAACAGCTACCAATGGTAACTATGCCATTACTAGAACTAGTGCAGACGCATTTACACTTACAGACATTAATTCTGGAAACATTACTGCTGGAGCAGCAATGGTGTACTCATCTACGGGCAAGTGGTTATTAACTTATGATTCTGCCGCAGGAGATACATATAATAATGCTCCAATCATTCCAGGCGAAGGCATAAAAGCTATTAATGGTGTTTATGCTCAGATAAGTAATTTAGCTGCAGTAAACATTTTCTACGGATAAAAAATGACCGAACAAGTACGATTAGAGGCTGGGTATAATTTATCGGGTCGGAAGGTGATGTTAGGTCTTCCTTCCTACGATTACAAGGTATCCTCCAAATTAGCTATTTCAATGGCTAATTTTTGTTTGATGGCAATGAAACACGGTGTTGACGTTCAAGTTTGCAATATTTCTGGATGTTCTGTTGTATCTCGTGTTCGCAATCTAATTGCAACTGATTTCTTAAAATCAGACTGTACAGATTTAATGTTTATTGATTCAGATATTAACTTTAATGCGGAAGACATTTTCCGTTTAATGGCATGGAATACAGATCCTAAAAAGGGTATCGTTGCTGGTATTCCTGTTGCCCGTAAAAAAGGTCAAGTCTACTTTTCTACATTAGACACAGATGAAACCGATAGCATTTTTATGGACAAAATGGGTTTAGTAAGAGCAAAGCGTGTTGCTACAGCTTTTATGATGGTCCGCAGAGAAGTGTTTGAAAAATTAGCTGAAGCTCATCCAGAGTGGGTATACCACGATGAGAAAAAAGAAGGCGACACAACTATTTGCTTCTTTGACTTTGAGTTAAAAGATGGGCAATACATTGGTGAAGACTATTTGTTCTGTGACCGTGCCCGTGAGCAAGGCTTTGAAGTATGGATTGATCCTACAATTAAACTAGGTCACATGGGTGTACATGAGTTTGAAGGTTCATTTGGTGAAGAGTTTTTATACCCCTTAATCCGTCCAGTTGATTCTAAGAAGGAAGCTGCATAATGGCTACTAAAAAGAAAAAGGGAGTTTCTCTTGCGGTTGGTCGTGGTGAAAAGTTACCTGTATCTAAGGGTGCTGGGCTTACCGCCAAAGGTCGTGCTAAGTATAATGCGGCTACTGGCTCGAATCTAAAGGCTCCACAGCCCGAAGGTGGATCTAGAAAGAAATCATTTTGCGCTCGTATGTCTGGTATGCCAGGTCCAATGAAGGATGAAAAAGGCAGACCAACCAGAAAGGCTGCCTCTTTAGCGAGGTGGAAATGCTAAATATGATGGAGCTTTGGACTGGTGGACTAACCATATTTATGGCTTTAATTGGCTATATCATGCATGAAAAGTTCAATGAACTTGGTCGTATTAGTATTTTATTAAACAGAACAAGAGAAGAGGTGGCTCGTGATAACGTTACTAAAGCAGAAGTTGATCGCATTATGGAGCACATTGATGCTCGTTTTAACAAGCTTGAAAGCAAAATTGACGAGCTTATTAGGAAATAAATAATGCCAAGTGTATCAAAAAAACAACACGGGTTTATGGCTGCTGTAGCCAACAACCCTAAATTTGCCAAGAAAGTTGGCGTTTCTAAAAACGTAGGAGAAGACTACATGAAAGCAGATAAGGGTCGTAAATTTAAAGAAGGCGGCTTAAAAGAAACCAATGCTGATAGCAATCCAGGCTTGGCTAAATTACCAACCGAAGTGCGTAACAAGATGGGCTACATGAAAAAAGGCGGAATGATGAAACACGAAGACATTAAGATGGACAAAAAAGTTGTCAAAAAAGCTGTTGGTATGCACGACAAACAACAGCACGCTGGCAAAAAAACCAATCTATCTACCCTTAAAAAAGGTGGCATGGCTTGTGCCCCTAAGAAGATGGCTCGTGGTGGCGGCATCGAAATCAAAGGTAAAACAAAAGGCAAGATGGTTACCATGAAAAAAGGCGGAGCTTGCTAACATGAAGAAGAAACTGCGCAAGTTTGCCGAAGGCGGTTTTCAAACCAAAATGGGTAGAAACGAAGGTGCTTCTATCGATGATGATATTCGTACCCGTGCTATGAAGTCTGTTGAAGGTCTTGAGGGCATTAAAGGATCTGATATTGCAGATGAGGCGGGAACAGTTAAAGGCTCAATCAAGCGCAATGAGTATGGTGATTTATACGACTCAGCAATGAAGGCTACACCAAAGGTTATGCCAAAAGCCACACCAAAAGCAACGGCAGCTCCTGCAATGCCAGCCGAAGAAAAAGAACGCATCGCTAACATTGGCAAAAAACAAGAATTAAAAGGTGTGTATCCAGAAGAGATGATTGGCGGTGGCGGTGTAAAGCTATTGCAAATGGCTGGCACAAAATTGGCTAGTAAAATAGCCACAGATCGTGCAGCTAAACAGGCTTCTGAAGCGGCAGCTAAAAACGTTACCCGTAAATCTGAAGAAGGGTTTAACCCATCTGAAGCTATGGAGGCTTTAAAGCCAACCAGAACACGCACCATTAAAGGTAAAGATGTTCCTGTTAGACAAGGTAAGCCAAACTTTAGCGGGACAGCTGAAAATGTAGGCGTTAAAACGGTTGCTAATAAGTCTGGCAAAAAGATTCCAGTTAAAAAACAAAAAGAAGACGCAGGTGATGGTGGATCTGGTGCGTTTAAACGTGGTGGATCTGTTTCTTCAGCATCTAGACGTGCTGATGGTTGTGCAATTCGTGGAAAAACAAAAGCATGAGACCTAGCAGAGGAATGGGAGATATATCTCCCTCTAAAATGCCTAGCGGAAAGAAGAAAGCCCGCAGGGACGATACCGACTTTACACAGTTTAAAGAAGGCGGTAAGGTCAATGCTGCGGGTAACTATACCAAACCTAGCTTGCGTAAGCGGATTGTTTCTCAGGTTAAGGCAGCGGCAACTCATGGTACTGGCGCAGGTCAATGGTCAGCTCGGAAAGCGCAATTAGTAGCAAAAAAATACAAGGCGGCTGGCGGTGGATATAAATGACTGGATTGGCAAAATCACAACGTTCTTTAAAGGCTTGGGGCGACCAAAAGTGGACAACCAAGTCAGGGAAGAAGTCGTCCGAAACAGGCGAGCGGTACCTGCCAAAAAAAGCAATCCAGTCGCTAAGTCCCCAAGAGTACGCAGCAACAACACGAGCAAAACGAGCGGGAAAAGCAGCGGGAAAGCAGTTCGTCCCGCAGCCAGCAAAAGTAAAAGCAAAAGTAAAGCCGTTTAGGAAGATATGAGCACATCAGGCGCAACTACCTTTAATTTAGACCTCAATAACCTCATAGAGGAGTCGTTTGAGCGTTGTGGTATGGAGTTGCGTACTGGCTACGATATGCGTACCGCACGCAGGTCTTTAAACCTATTGACTGTTGAGTGGGCTAATCGTGGTATTAACTTGTGGACTATCGAGCAAGGGCAGATTGAAATGGTTACTGGGCAAGGCATATATCCTGTTCCTACCAACACCATTGACCTCTTAGATACTGTTGTTCGTCAAAACAACGGCATTCAAAGCACTCAAATTGACATCAATATTACCCGTATTTCAGAGTCTACTTACTCCACAATACCAAATAAGCTGACTACTGGTCGCCCTATTCAGGTGTGGTTTAACCGCCAAACTGGTCAGAGTAACGCCACTACTGCCACCTTAAACGGAACAATTAACGCTACCGCAACAACTATTACTGTAAGTGATGCCAGCCAGTTAACCAGCGGTGGATTCATTCAAATTGACTCAGAAATTATTGGTTACGCCAACGTTTCTGGCAACCAGTTAATTAATTGTTATCGTGGTCAAAGCGGTACAACTGCTGCCTCTCACACTACTGGCGCTGCAATTACCAACAAAAACCTTCCATGCATAAATGTTTGGCCCACCCCCGATGCTGGTGGCAGTCCTTATACCTTTATTTATTGGAGACTACGCAGAATACAAGACGCTGGCACTAATGGTTCAGTAGAGCCAGACATTCCTTTCCGTTTGTTGCCTTGTATGGTGGCGGGATTGGCGTTTTATTTATCGCAAAAGTTGCCAGATGCATTACCAAGAATGCAATTTTTAAAGCAGGAATACGAAGAACAATGGCTAATGGCATCTACGGAGGATAGGGAAAAGGCAGCTTCTAGATTTGTGCCAAGGACTAGCTTCTATGGCTAGTAAGTACAGTAGTGGCAAGTTTTCCATTGCGGAGTGTGATCGATGCGGTCAGCGGTATAAGCTAAAAGAGCTTAGAAAGCTGGTTGTAAAGCAGCAAATGAAAAATATTAAAGTATGTAATGAGTGTTGGGAACCAGACCAGCCGCAGTTATCTTTAGGTATGTATCCTGTTGATGACCCACAGGCAGTTCGAGAACCAAGACCAGATATAAGTTATACAGTTTCTGGAAATAGCGGTTTACAGGTAATATTAACAAATAGTGCTAACCCAGATGCTAATGGAGAACCACGGGGTGGTAGCAGAATTTTCCAGTGGGGATGGAACCCTGTTGGAGGAGCTAGAGATGACGGGTTAACACCTAATGATCTTGCCCCGTCTTGTTTGGTGGGTAGCGTAACAGTAACAACAACTTAGGAGTAGAAAATGTTTAAACGGGATGCAGATGGCGTAGCCAAAAAAGGCAAGACAGAAGGTCGCAATTTAGGCGATAGCGGTCCAACAGCCTCAGTATTAAAGTCAAAGCCAAAAATGTTAGGCAAAGACCAAGACGTAATGAAGAAGATTGGACGTAATTTAGCTAAGGTTCAGAACCAAGGTATGCGTAAATCCGCAGGACGGGGTCGTTAATCATGGCTAAATTTAGCAAAAAGGTTATGGGTAAAGAAGTTGGCGATGCCAAAGTCTATGCCGAGCCACACACTATGGACGGGAAAAAAATGAACGCAACCAAAGCGAAGATGGTAGACCCAAATACTGTATCTGCAAATAGCACTACAGTTAGTATGCCAGCAAAACGTGTATCAATGGGCGATCCAGGCGCAGACAATATTAAAACTACGGGCATTAAAATCCGTGGCACAGGCGCAGCCACTAAGGGTGTAATGGCACGAGGACCAATGGCGTAATGAATTACACGCAATTAACTTCTGCGATTAAAGGCTTTGCTGAGAATGACTTTCCAGAAACAGTAGGCTCTTTCACGTCTGCCGAACAGATTGCTCGTTTTGTCCAATTGGCAGAGCAAAGCGTCTTTAATACGGTGCAGATGCCTGCGTTCCGTAAGAATCAAACGGGAAACATGACTAGCGGGAATAAGTATCTAGCCACTCCGTCTGACTGGTTGGCTACGTTTAGCCTTGCGGTGATTAATGCGGCGAATGAATACAACTATCTTTTAAACAAAGATGTGAATTTTATTCGTGAATCGTACCCAGATACAGACGCTGCGTTCTATGGAGAGCCAGAGTATTACGCCATATTTGACGACAACACCTTTATTCTCGGACCTACACCAAATGCAAACTATGCGGTAGAACTGCATTATTTCTACTATCCACAGTCAATCGTTACGGCTGGCACAAGCTGGCTTGGAACTAACTTTGATTCCGTGTTGTTATATGGTGCGCTCTTAGAAGCGGCTAACTTCATGAAGTCAGATGCAGATGTTATTGCAAACTACAAAGCCCGTTTTGACCGTGCTATGACAGAACTCAAACAGTTGGGTGACGCTAAAGACCGTCAAGACTCTTATCGCAGTGGACAAGTAAGGTATCCAGTAAAATGAACGTACAAGGACTAGGCGAATCCAACGGGATTCAAGTGGCAACTAAAGACTTTGGTGGGTTCACCACAGAGGAAGTGGCTGAACGGGCGCTAGATAAGATTATTCAGGTAGGCGACCAATCTCACCCATTAGTTCGTGAGCAAGCAATTGCTTTTCGTAATCACATTCGGGAAGTACTAGTCTTTTATATGAATGAAGCAGTAAAATTTGATCGTGTAACACTAGCT